AAGCTATAAGAGATGCGCATGAACAAAAGGTAAAAGAAGAAGAAGCAATTAAAGAAGAAGAAAAAGCTATTATAGAAAAAGAAAAGGCTTTAGCTGAATTAGAAAAACTTAATGCATCAGAAGAACAAAAAGCAAATATTATTGCTTATTGGAATGGTAAGATTAAAGAAGGAAAAGATATTGATGCAGAGAATGAAGAAAAAAGAGATAAAGCTGTTCAAATGGCTAAACTTGGAATTGCTAAACAATCAATGGCTTTGATTGGAGAAATAGCTGGAGAAGGAAGTAAATTAGGAAAAGCAATGGCAATCGGTCAAGCAACTATAAGCGGTTACGAAGGCGTGCAAAATGCATATACAACAGCTCAAAAAAGCCCAATTACAATAGGGTTTCCAGCATATCCAGTTATTCAAGCAAGTTTGGCTGGAGCATTTGCTGCTGTAAATATTGCAAAAATAGCATCTACTAAACCAACAGGTTCAAGCGGTACAGGAGGATTAAGCGCAACTGCTTCTGCTCCTCAATCTAGAGCTCCTTCATTTAATATAGTAGGGCAAGGAGGAACAAATCAAATAGCATCAGCGATTGGTCAGCAACAACAACAGCCAATTCAAGCATTTGTAGTTTCTCAAGATGTAACAACAGCTCAAAGTTTAGAAAATAATATTATTCAAGGCGCAACTATAGGCGGTTAAATATAACATAAATCAAAAAAAAAGGTTTTTAAATAAAATAGAAATGGAAATAATAGAATTAGTAATTGATGAAGAACAAGAGCTATCTGGAATAGATGCTATTAGCGTAGTAGAAAACCCAGCAATAGAAGTAGACTTTATAGCATTAAAGGATCAGGAACAAATTAGACTTGCAGAAGTATCTAAAGAAAAAAAGATACTAATGGGAGCTGCTTTAATTCCTGACAAACCTATATACAGAAATTCTAATGGTCATGAGTTTTATATTTATTTCTCAAAAGATACTGTTGCTAAAGCATCTCAAATGTTTTTGAAGAAAGGCAATCAAAGTAGAGCAACTTTAGAACATACTGAAGAAAAACTTTCAGGCATGACAGTTGTTGAATCTTGGTTAATAGAAGATGAAGTTCATGATAAATCTAGAAAATATGGATTAAACATGCCAGTTGGAACTTGGATGGTATCAATGAAAGTAGATAATGAAGAAATCTGGAATGATTATGTCAAAGAAAACAAAGTAAAAGGCTTTAGTATAGAAGGCTACTTTGCAGACAAACTTAATAGACCTCAAGATAAGCAAAAAGATCAATTAAAAAATCAAAAAGTCAATGATGAATTTATGATCATAGATGACAGATTAGCTTATTCAACTGAAGATAAGGCAAAAGAAATTGCTGAAAATATAGGATGCGAAGGTTTTCATGAACATGACGTAGATGGTCAGACTTGGTATATGCCATGCGAACAACATTCATTAGAAGCTGGAGAAAATAGCAAAAGCCCATGCTGGGATGGATATGAACAAAAAGGATGGAAAAAAGGTAAAGATGGAAAAAAAGTTCCTAATTGCGAAAAGAAAAAGTATTCAGAAGAAGAACTCTTAAAACAAATTATAGATGTCATACAAGAACAGGAATAATATACCAACAGTAAGCAGAACAAGTCCAACAGGCGGAAAAAGAGGATGCTTATGCAAAGACAATACTTATAATTCTAAATGTTGCAACGGAGATCTCCAAAATCAAGGGATAGGGAATACAACAGGACAAAATAGTTGAATTTACAACAGTTTAAATAAAAAAAGGTTTTAATAATATAAATTAATTTAATATGAAAGCAGAGAGTACTCTAAACAAAGTAAAAGTTCTTTTAGGAATCGAAGTAAAACTAGAAGAAATGAAACTTGAAAACGGAACACGTTTTGAAGCTGACAAATTTGAAAAAGGAAAAGAAGTCTTTATAGTATCTGAAGATGACGCAAGAATTCCAGTACCAGTTGGAGAATATTTAACTGATGAAGGGAAATATCTTTATGTAGTAGAAGAAGGAATTATTGATGAAGTAAAAGAAGAAGAAGAAATGGAAGTTGAAGATAAAGAAATTGATGAAGTAGAAGCAGAAGATGATGGAAAAGAAGCAGATGTTGAAGATTGGGCTGGTATGGAAAAACGTATCAAAAACCTAGAAGATGCAATTGCAGATTTAAAATCTAAAATGGGAGAAGATAAAGAATACATGGAAGAAGATTCTAAAGAAGAATCAAAAGAAGAATTATCTGCTGAAATTAAAGAAGCTGAATTATCTGAAGAAGTTAAACCTTTCAAACATAATCCTGAAGCAAAAAATAAAGTAGAAATGAATCTATATGCTCAAAACAAGCCAATGAACACTCAAGATAGAGTATTTAATAAATTATTCAATAACAATTAAAATAAATAAAAAACCAAAAATTATGTCAAATAAAATTGATCTAGCAACAACAGTAAATATCACTAGCACATACGCTGGCGAATTTGCTGGCAAGTACATCAGTGCTGCACTTTTAAGCGCAAGCACAATTGAAGATGGTGGTGTAGAAGTTATGCCAAACGTAAAATTTAAATCAGTAATTCAAAGAATAGAAACTGGAAGTTTAATCGCAGACGGAACTTGTGATTTTTCTGCTTCTTCAAATGTGAATTTAACTGAAGTAGTTATTCAACCAGAAGAATTCCAAGTAAACTTACAATTATGTAAGTCTGACTTTATTAACACGTGGGAATCTATTCAGATGGGCTATAGCGCCTTCAATCCAAACGGACTACCTACATCATTCGCTGATTATTTAGTAGGGCATGTAGCATCTAAAGTAGCTGCTGCTAACGAAACTAATATTTGGACTGGAAATTTAGGTGGAGCGCAAGCTGGAGAATACAATGGATTAGAAACTCTTGCTGCTGCTGATGCAACAGTAATTGATGTACCATCACCAGTTGCTTTAACAGCTACTAACATTATTGATAAAATGCAAGCTGTTGTAGATTTAATTCCTAATTCACTTTACGGAAAAGAAGATTTAAAATTATACGTATCTAACAAAGCTGCAAAACTTTACATAAGAGCTTTAGGTGGATTTACTGCTACTATTGGAGCTGCTGGTTCTGATAGCAAAGGAACGCAATGGTATAACAACGGAAGTTTATCTTTCGGAGGAATTCCAATCTTTGTAGGTAGAGGAATGTCAGATGACACTATGATCGCTGCTCAATCAAGTAACCTTTTCTTTGCGACTGGATTACTTAATGACTACAACGAAGTAAGAGTAATTGACATGACTCCACTAGATGGAAGTCAAAATGTGCGTCTTGTCATGAGGTTCACCGCTGCCGCTGCTATAGGAGTCGGAGCTGATGTAGTTTACTACGCAGGATAATTAAACTTAATAAGGGGAGCGTAAAAGCTCCCTTTATATTATTAACTTATAAATATATAAACTTATGGCATGTGACGTTAATTTAGGGCGTTTAGAACCATGTAAAGATTCAGTAGGTGGCATTATAGCGATCTACATAAATGGAGCATATACGAGCGGATTATTAGATACAGCAACTTTTGAAGCTGTAACTAATGAAATTGAAGGTTTTGCTTCTGCTTTGACTTTTTACAAATTCGATCTAAAAGGAGCGAATGGTTTTGAGCAAACTAACGAGAACTCAAGAGAAAACGGAACGAGTTTCTTTACACAAACAGGAACAGTTGTTCTTAAAAAACAAGATAAAACTACTACTGCGCAATTAAAATTGCTTTCTTACGGAAGACCACAAATCATTTTCCAAGATTACAACGGAAATTATTTTTTAGCTGGAATTGAAAATGGCTGCGAAGTGCAAGTAAATACAGCAACTGGACAAGGTATGGGAGATCTTAATGGGTATAATTTAACAATTACTGGAACTGAAAAGTCACCAGCTAATTTTATTGATCCAACTATTATAGGAGATACTACTAATACAATTGTAGTTGTAGGAACTTAATTATTTTTTTACATTGAAGAATTAAGGAGAGCAATATTTGTTCTCCTTTTTTTTTGATTATAAAACAAAAAAGCAATAAATCGGTTTTTAAATAAAGAAAAGTATAATGATAATTTTAAAGACTGATGCTACTGCTCAAACATTTAAGTTTATTCCTAGAGAATATGCAGCAACTAGCCTTATTTTGACAAATGAAGATCAAAATACTTCGGTTACTTATAATCCTACTTTTGCTAAAACAAAATATTATTTGCAAACATCTGTTACGTTTAGTCCAGTTTTAAAAGAAGGAACTTTTTATGCATTAGAAGTTCTAAATGGATCTAGTATTATATATAGAGATATAATCTTTTGTACTGATCAGGCATTAAGCACTTATTCAATTAATGATGGTCAATTTACAGAACACGAAACAACAAATGAATACATACTATTATGATAGATAAAAACATATTTATAGCTAATTTAAGCGCATATACCTCTCCAGTTATAACAGAAGTTAAACACAAGGATTGGGTGCAATATGGCATAGATAATGACTATTTTAATTACTTAATAGACCTTTACATAAACTCTACTTCTAACAATGCTATTATAAATGGCGTTACTAATATGATTTATGGTAGAGGAATTGCAGCTTTAGATGCATCTAGAAGACCAGAGCAGTATGCTCAAATGATTACATTATTTAAAAAGAAAGATTTAAGAAGATTTTCTAAAGATTTTAAGATATTAGGCATGGCTTGTTTTCAAGTTGTTTATGAAAAAGGCAAAGTAAGTCAGGTGCATCATTTTCCAATGGAAACATTAAGAGCAGAAAAATGTAATGATGAAGGAGAAATAGAAGCATGGTATTATTCAAATGATTGGGCTAATATAAAACCAACAGAAAAGCCTGAAAGAATACCAGCATTTGGTTATGGAAATAAAAAAGGCGTTGAGCTTTATGTTTTATCTCCTTATACTCCTGGGCATTATTATTACAATTGCCCTGATTATGCTGGAGCTTTACCTTACGCTAAATTAGAAAACGAGATTGGAGATTATTTGATCAATGATTGTATTAATGGTTTTTCAGGAACAAAAGTAGTGAACTTTAACAACGGAGTTCCAGATCCTGAAAAGATGATGCAAGTTAAATCTGATGTTCTAAATAAACTAACTGGAGCAAGAGGAGAAAAAGTAATTGTAGCATTTAATCAAAACCAAGAATCAAAAACAACTGTTGATGATATTCCTTTAAATGATGCTCCTAGCCATTATGAGTACCTTTCTAACGAGTGTTTTAGGAAATTGATAGTTGGGCATAGAGTAACCTCTCCAATGCTGTTAGGCGTAAGAGATGGAAATGATGGTTTAGGGAATAATGCAGATGAAATAGAAACTGCAACTTTATTATTTGATAATGTAGTAATAAAATGCTATCAAGATGAAATAATTGATTGCATGGATGAAATACTAGCGATTAATGACATTTCTTTAGAATTATATTTTAAAACTTTAAAGCCTTTATCATTTAATGATTTAGATCAATTAGAAGGGGTTGATGAAGATGTAGTTGAAGAAGAAACAGGAGTTGAATTAGCTAAACAACCAGAGCTTACGCAAGAACAAGGAGAGATTTTATTAGAACATCTCAAAGGCGAAGTAATGAGCGAGGAATGGGAAGAAGTTGATTCTAGAGAATATTGCGAGGAGAATGTATCTAATGAGGAATGGGCTTCTGCTTCAATAATTGAAAAGAAATCAATGTTCACTAAACTTAAAGATGAAATATTTGCTGATCCTAATGGGTTTTCTTATTTAGATTCTAAAAATTATAAAATTAGATATAAGTATTTCAAGAAATCTCAAAAGCCAAACATAATAGGAAACAAGTCTAGAACTTTTTGCGATAACATGATGAAGCTATCAGGAAAAAACGTAGTATATAGATTAGAAGATATAGATAGAGCGAGTAGAGATGGAGTAAACAAACAGCTAGGGCATGATGGCAAGCCTTACGATCTCTTTAAATTCAAAGGTGGGGTTTACTGCCGACACGCTTGGAAACAGGTCTTATATCGATTAAGAAGAAATACAGAGCCTAGCAAAGAGTTAAAAGATTATATAAAAACAGGAACAATACCTAAAACATATCAAAAGAACCCTTGGGGAACTAGAGAGAGCCAAATTGCTCCCATAGATATGCCAAATGAAGGGCATTATCCAGGCGTAAAATAAGAAAAGAATGGCAACAGCATTATTTGTAACAACTAAAGATCTTAAAAGATATTCTGTTCTTTCAGGAAATATCGACCCTGACAAATTTGTTTACATGATAGAAATATCAATGGACACAGAAGTACAGATATATTTAGGGACTAAACTTTATGAAAAGCTACAAGCGTTGATAATATCAGGAATTAATGATCCAGCAAATGCAGCTTATAAAACGCTTTTAGAAACCTATGTAAAGCCAATGACTATTTATTGGGCTTTAGTTTATTACATGCCTTTTGCTGCGTATACAGTAGCCAATGGAGGAGTATATAAACACATAAGCGAATCTAGTGAAAGCGTAAGCAAAGATGAAGTTGATTATTTGACAAATAAATATAGAGATATTGCTCAATTTTATACTAATAATTTTACAAATTTCATGGTATATAATCAAGACACGTATCCAGAGTATAACGCAAACACAGAGGATGATTTTTATCCTGATCAAAGTGGAGCTGATTTTGGAGGATGGGCATTATAAAATACAAACAAAAAAAAGAAAATATTGTAAAGTTAGTACAGTATTTAAAAAAGAAATATGTGGGAACAAACGAACACGCTAAACGTAGAGATAAATTATGAGTATAACAGCGAACACATCAAATTGGGGATTAGGTCAAAGCTATGCGTGGTGGGGTAATGCTACCACGACTTCTGAATGGGGGTCAGTTTATTTAGTTTCCTATTTACAATCAGATTTAAGAAGAAGAGTCTCTACTTATGAGAATAACATAATGACTATTCAATTGTTAAACGATATAAACGAATGTAATGGGTAGTAATTTATTATATAAAGCAAGTATTGTAACCACTCCAACAGCTTATGGAGTAGGTGTTTTGAATTCTATAAAACCAGCTCAATCATTTTCAGAGGAGCTTGTAACAAATGGTAATTTTTCTAATGGAACTACTGGTTGGACTCCAGGCGCATCTGCTACAATATCTATAGAAAACGGAAGATTAAAAATTGCTGTAAGTGGAAGTTCTAATGGTTTAGTATTACAAAACACAACTACAGAAGTAGGAAAAAAATATATAATAACTGCAAACGCTTATATTGGTACTGCTACAAAAGTAAGTCTTCAAAGTCCTGCAATTGGCTTTAATGATTTAACAGCAGATGGCTCATATAATTTAACTTTTACTGCTACTAGTACATCAACGCAAATTAGATTATATGTTTATGGAGATGGTTCTTATGGTTTTTGGGATAACGTAAGCGTAAAAGAAGTAACAGATGCTGACTTCGACTTCACAAGAACATCAAGTGCCACAAGAGTTAATCCAGATTACTTAATAGAAACAGTATCTATAAACTCTGCTAATTTAGTACAGAATGGAAACTTTAGTGAATTAAGCGCAGAAAAAATAACCAACGGAGATTTTGAAACAGATAGTGATTGGAATAATAGCGATGGTGGTAATGATTGGCAAATTGTTAATGGAAAATTAATATTAACAACAACATCAGCTAATAATATTAATCAAGGTATAGGATTAGTTCAAAATAAATTTTATAAAATTGTATTTACTATAAGTAATACTACTTTAGGTGGTTTAAGAATTAGGCTTGGCACTGGTAGTTTTACATCAACATATACAGATGGCACACATACATTATATTTAGAACAAACTACAACAAATGATGCTTTTAGATTTTATGCTGATTCAAGTGGTATTTTTAATGGAGAAATAGACAACGTATCAGTTAAGCAAGTAGACCCTAATGATAATTGGACTTTAGGAACTGGTTGGAGTTATGGAGATGGTAAAGCAGTTAGTGATTCAACTGTTGCGTTTCAGTCTTTAACACAAGCAGCTGTAATTAGTAATTCAAACGGAAAAACTTTTAAATGTAGTTTTACAATATCAGATTATCAATCAGGTTCAGTTGCTTTGTATATTTCAGGTTTTATAAACAATTCATTTTTTGTATCTGCAAATGGAGATTATGAATACAATATAACAGTAAGTAGCGGAACAAGTGGTAACGTAGAGTTTCTTACTAATAGTGGTGGTTTTAAAGGTGCTGTTACAAACATATCCGTAATAGAAATACAAGAAAACGGAGTACCAAGATTAGATTATACTAATGGAACTGCAAGTATCTTACTTGAGCCACAGAGTACTAACTTGCTTCCTTATTCAAATGATTTTAGTCAAAGTGTTTGGGGTAAAACTAATGTTACATTAACAAGTAATGCTGTAGTATCTCCAGATGGCACACAAAACGCATCTAAAATAGTGGCAACTGGTTCTGATGGTAGTTTACAAGATTCAATAACAGTAACATCTGGCACAACATACACATTAAGTGTATATTTAAAAACAGCTAGTGGTACTTTAAATACTGCTATTAGTTTAGGTTCGCCAGGTTTTCCTCAAAATGAGGGAGAAGGTGGCAGATACAAAAATATCACAGTAACAAACGAATGGAAAAGATATACATTAACTTCAACAGCAGATGCAAGCGCAGCAACAGGAATAGGGGTAGGTGGTTTTAATAGTTTCTCAACAGGAGAAGAAGTTTTTGTATGGGGAATACAACTTGAAGAACAATCCTATGCTACAAGTTACATACCAACTAATGGCTCAATAGTTACAAGAGCAGCAGAAACCTTAAACAATGCTGGTAATAGCGACTTAATAAATTCAACAGAGGGAGTTCTATATGCAGAGATAGCTGCTTTGTCTGATGACTTAACATATAGATTGTTAGCTATTGAAGACTCTTCTGATGCTGCTAATACTTTTATTTATTTAGGGTATAAAGATTCCTCTAATACAATTAGAACAAGATTAGAAGTAGGTGGTGCAGCTTCTGCTGATATGGAGTTTGTTTTACCAAATGAAACACAATTTAACAAAATAGCTGTAAAATGGAAACAAAATGATTTTGCATTGTGGGTTGATGGCGTAGAAGTCGCAACAGATTCTTCTGGTTCTTCTTTTAACGCTAATACGTTAGATAGATTAAGCTTTGATAGAAATTCTAATTTAGAGTTCTTCGGAAGATGCAAAACAGTAGCAGTATTTAAAGAATCTCTTTCGGATTCAGAATTAGCTTGTTTAACAAGTACAAACAACAGAGAAATATTTTTAAATTATTATTATAGAATGCAGTATGTAGGAGCTAATACAGAGGCTTTAAGCTGCGCAGAACAAACCTTTAACGTATAATTATGGCAACACCAAGTTTAGCAATGATACCATCTGCTTATGCAGATTCTAAAGTATATTCAGTACTACCTAATAATGGAGATGGAGACTTTACTTTTAATAGAGATAGCTCTGCTACAAGAGTAGGACAAAATGGACTAATACAAGAAGTAGGATTCTTTGGAAGTAATATTGTACAAAATGGAGATTTTTCAGATAGTAGTAATTGGACATTATCAACTCCTTGGAATATTGCAAACGGTAAAGCAAATTATGATGACACATCTACCAATGCTATGTATCAAAATGGAGTAACTATTGCTGCTGGAAAAAGTTATAAAGTTACTTTTACAATTTCAAATGCTTCAAGTACAGCTCATATGACTATTTTTGATTATGCTAGTTCAGATGTATTATTAGCAAATGAAAATTGGGCAAATGGCACTTACGAAAGAATTTTTACTTCTACTAATAACGAGACTGGAATTTCTGTTTGGGGTAATACTGCTGGAAGCTCATTTTCAATAGACAACGTATCTTTACAAGAAGTAACAGGCGACCAACCAAGACTAAACTACGATATATCAAATGGAGTAGTACAATCTTGCCCTTCGCTTTTGTTAGAACCAGCTTCAACTAATCTTATTAATTATTCTCAAGCTATATCTAATACTCCAATAAAAAATGGAACTTTTGTAGATAATGCCGCTATAAGTCCAGATGGCACTTTAAACGCAACAAAATTAACTGCAACAACTACAGACCCATTTTTTTATCAAAGTATAACATTTGCAGCAGCAACTTATACTTCATCAATTTATGTAAAAGGTATAGGAGATTCAATAGGTAAAGAATTTAGAATTGTGATTGGTGCATTATCTACTGCACCAAAATTAATTGTGCCTTCAGAATGGACAAGGTTTGAATTTACTGCAACTTTATCAAGTGGCTCTGCTAATACTGGAATAGAAATTACTGACCCAGCTATTGTAGGAGATGAAGTTTTAGTTTGGGGTTGGCAAGTAGAAGAACAATCCTACCCTACCTCATACATTCCTACTAATGGACAATCAGCTGGAGTAACAAGAGCTGCTGAAAGTTGTTTTTTACATAATATAGATGATGGTATTTTAAATCAAAGTGCTTTTACTTTATTTTATGACACAAATGTTTTAAATAATACTGCAAATAACTTTACAGATTTAATTGCATTATATAATACTGCTGCTTCTACTAATTTAAGGTTAGAAAGCAGAACTGATTCACAAGTATATGTACAACAAGTAGGAGTTGTAAGTAGTGGAGACAATTTTAATAGCGCTTCTTTTGGAAGTAATAGTGTTAATTTTAAAAAATTTGCTATTTCTTGTAGTACAACAAAAGTTCAATTATGGGCAGATGGAAATAAAATAAATGAGTATACAGGAGGTTATGTTTATGCCTTTGACAAAATTGGGTTTAGATTTAATGATGGTTTAGTAGAAACAAAAATACAAAACAAAAGCTTACAATTATTTGATACAACTTTAACAGATGCACAATTACAAACATTAACAACTTAATAATATGAAAATTTCAAAATATGAATTCAATGATGAAGCAAGTGCTTTATCTAAAATAGCTGCTTT